TTCGGAAATGCTTTCTAAAAATGTGCTTAATTGGCTACTTGAGTCGGCAAGACCTGAATCTTCAGAAATAGATACAGCGTATGCGGCACCGCCACCTAATGCATTAAATGGGCGTTGAGCAAAGGTGGTAAGACCAAACATTATTATGCGCCCGTTCTAGGGTGTCTTAACATTTCAATTTCTGCCTTTAATTCAATGATTGCTTGGAAAGCCAAGGCACACATTTTTTCATAATCCAATGCCAAAGAACCATCAGGGCGTTTTCTTACCGCACGTGGGAAGAATTTTTCTACATCTTGGGCAATCATACCAAAATCTTGTTTTTGATAAAAATAACCATCTGCACCGCCACGGGCATTTAAATATTCATCTGTCCAATCATACAATTTACCGCCAATTGCCATTACAGAATCTAATGCATTAGGGATCGGTTGAATGTTTTCTTTAAACTTTCTATCAGATGAGTAGTACGCAGTAATGTTATTCGTTGCCCGAATTTCACCTGTTGTACCTGATGCCGCTGTACCTACACCAAACGAACCAAACTGTACACTTGATGCTGTACCAATTGATTGCGGTGTTGATAAAGTGACGGAACCTGTAGACGCAGAAACGGTTATTTGATTTGTTGTTCCTGTTAAAGCGGTAACACCTGAATTGGTAATTGTGACAGCACCTGTTGATCCCGAAACACTTATTCCTGTTCCTGCTACCGCAGATGTAACTCCTGTATTGGTAACTGATACAGCACCTGTTGCCGATGTATTTGTAGATAAACCTGAACTTGATGTAAAAGACGTTACACCTGCGTTGGTTATAGTTACGGCACCTGTAGAACCTGAAACAGATATGCCTGTTCCTGCCACGTTTGAAGTAACACCTGTATTCGTAACTGATACAGCACCTGTTGCCGATGTATTTGTAGATAAACCTGAACTTGTAGTTAAAGATGTAACACCACTGTTGTTAATGGTAATTGAACCCGCTCCATTAGAAATGCCTATAGCCGTTCCAGCAGTCAACGTACTTCTTGTAAATCCTGAACCATTTCCTATGTCTAATTGACCATTGGCTGGTGTTGAAGATAAGCCCGTTCCGCCATTAGCATACGCAACTATTCCTGTAACATTTGCGGCATTACCCGATGTATTTACGTTAATGGTGCTTGGCAAACTAAGTGTAACGCCACCTGTTGATGCAGAGGCTGTAATTTGAGATGCCGTTCCTGTAATTGAGGTAACACCTGCGTTGGTTATAGTAACCGCACCTGTTGAGCCTGAAACGCTAATACCTGTACCCGCTACGGCAGAAGTTACACCTGTATTTGTTACGGAAACAGCACCTGTTGCTGACGTATTGGTTGATAACCCTGAACTTGATGTAAAAGAGGTCACGCCTGTATTGCTAATTGTTACAGCCCCTGTCGCTCCCGAAACTCCGATTCCTGTACCAGCAACTGCTGATGTAACACCTGTATTATTTATTGTTAAAGTACCTGAACCTGTCGTAGTGCTAATACCTGTACTTGTCCCTAATGTTGCTACGGTATAGTTAGAGCCATTACCAATTAACAATTGACCGTTTGATGGGGTGGTTGTTACGCCTGTTCCACCTGCCGCAGGAGGCAATGTTCCTGATGTTAAGTTAGTTGTTGATGTTGAATATAAAGCGTTTGTTCCTGAACTAAATAAGGTAAGACCTGTACCGCCATAACCTGTACCAATGGTATTTCCATTATATGTAGCATTGGTAATAGTAGCCGTTCCAAAGTTAGCCGTTGTGGTACTAAAGTCATAAGATGCAGGGATATAACTATATGCAACCCAAGTTCCTGCCGATGTCCCGTTGTTTGTTAAAACCAATACAGATGTTCCACCATTAACAACCGTATCAATCGTGGTAGATGCACTATCTTTAATTGTTACAACACCTGTTGAGTTATTTGCAACTGTATATGCCAAACCTTTGTAAAGCGTTGTGGCATTTGGCAATTGAATTGTCTGTGTTGTTGTACCAACTACTTGTTGATAACCTGATGAAGAGTTGGTTAATACAGTAGTAGTACCAGCCGATGTAATAGTAGTAAACCCAATATATACGTTATTTGCGTATAAAGTTCCCAAGCCGGGATCAGGTTGACCGCCTAATGAAACACCACCATCATTAAAGATAGTCATTGCATCAGTTGTATTGCTATTAGTTACAAAGTGGATATTATACGCACCATACGTACCAATGGCTAAGTCTGTAGATGCAGATGCTAGATAAGAGGCACCAGCAAGGTTAAATGATCCTGAGCCTGTAAATGTACTTGAGTTAATACCAAACTCAGCATACCCCGCAGTTGCAGTAGCGGCATCATTTGATACGTTTAAATTAGAAGATGCTCCTGAATTACTGCTTTTGTTTTGGAAAATAACTTGGTTATATCCTGCAACAGTCGATGCAAACGAAGCAATAATCCCTGTATCGGAATAACCAAGTGTTGAACCAATGGTTAAAGTGCCATTATTGTCATAATAAACTGCCTTTTCGGATGGGTAATCACACCATACAAAAGATGAACCTGACAATGAAATTGGGGAAGTATTACCGTTTGAATTAGATAGTACTGTGGTTCTTGCTAGGGTTGGACCAGTAGTCGAATATGTTCCAATACCGACTTCCCATGCATTACCATTTAAAATGGTGTAGTAGACTAAGTTTCCGTTACCGACTACGGCAAAGGATTGATAGCCTGTTACAGCACCACCAAGGGTTATTGAACCCGTACCTGTGGTAGCCGTAGTTTCTTGTACTCGGTCATATACTACTAGAGCCATTTAGGACTCCTTAACTTGTTGCTGTTGTGTTGTATGTTACCGAAACTGTATCGCCTGATGTTACTGTTTTAGCAACAGAAAATAATCCCTCAGAATACAAGGTTCCTGCTGTGCTAGAAATTGTATTTACTGCTCCTGATCCCAATACCAAGAAACATCCATAAACCGTTCCTGAACCTGTCATTGTGTATGTAATGGCAGTTGCAGTTGATGTAGTTACGTTCGATGGTGTTGATCCTGACGATGTAGAAGAGGCAAATACTGCTGTTCCACGAACTGCTGAACCACCTACTGTATAGGCAGTAAATTCAGTCCATGTATGCGAACCCATCGTGTCAGATGCAGATGCTGTGAATGAATTAGAAATTAAACCAAGGTACGGACCTGTTACAGAGTATGCAGAACCTTTTAACAAGGTATCAAGCATTAACTGCTTGCCAATTGCAACCACGAGGTTAGGAATAATTTCCTGTCCCTTTAAATTGCCTTGGGCATCACGCCATTCTACGTGATAAAAACCTTCTTGAGTCATCCCCTCAGGAATCATCACATTTGCATTTAATGTTGCTACAGCATTATCACCGCAGCCTGCTTGTTCATTTGTCATACCTGCTCCTAAGAAATAGTTGTTACTGCTGTGGTTGACCCTGCTGTAGGGAAAGTTACTGTAAAAGAGTTTGAACTTGTTATGTCATTACCAAAATTTAGCACAAAACAAGCGGCATTTGTAGTGCTATTATAAACCAATGCACCCCTTGCGGTAATGGCTCCTGACCATGTTACGTTAGCAAAAGAAATCCAAGCGATATTGTTAGTAAAGTCACCTGTAGGAGGATTAGATATAACCAAGGTTTTCCCACCTGCCGTATATCCTGTTCCTGTTGCTTCGTTAGTTGATGAATAAGTGGTGGTAGTATTATTAAGGTTAGCGTTAGCGTTATAAAGAGCGATTTTATAAACATACGGAGTCCCCACGGCAAAGTTTTCTAACCCACTTAATAAGTTAACTTTAAATTGCGTAGTTTGTCCTTGAATAATCATATAGCGGCATTGCCCTTAATATTGGTATTCAATTTAGTTTGACCATCACGGTAACTATCACCACGCTCAAGACCATCACCAAGACGTTTGGCGAGCATTAATGCTTCAGAATATTTGTCTTCATAATACTTAACCATGTCTGTTTCACCCTTCATGAAGATCATGGCTTCCCGCATTGCACCATAAAATAATACGGGATCAAAATTATCTCCAAGCCAACTTTGACCTGTGGAATTGTTTACTACACTTACAGTCGTAGAAAATCCTGAGCCTGATCCTGTACCAATGTAAGATGCATTAATACTTATTGTGTCACCGACAACAAAAAACTGTCCGCCATTGTTAATAGTGAACGATGTAATTGCTGACCCTGTAACGGTTACAGTACAAGTTGCGTTCTGTCCTGAACCGCCTGTAACAGGAATGTTTTCCCATGTGCCGTTTGTATACCCAGTTCCGCCCGTAAGCGTTCCTACAGTGGTAATAATTCCTTGCACAATTGATGGTGGGTAATAAAAATAATGAAGTTCTGCATTGTAACTTTGATCGGGCGTAGGTCCTAAAATACAACTTAACTCTAATGTATTACTGTAGTTTGGACCAAAAATTGAGTAATACTTTGGTGTGCCTTGAACAGTAGGATTCGGATATGCTTCACGAATAAAGTTAACATCTTTGTTAAGAAGATAAGTAAAAGGTACGGTTGTGTAATCGCTTGTATAGATTGCAATAGAGTAAGTGGACAACCAATCAAAAGGCAGAGTTAAGTATTGATTGCCCGCAGTTAATGAACCAGTTACATTTTTACGTAAAGACGGAAAGTTGATCGTGTTGAATACACGCTCTTCGCATTGCTGAACAAACATGGGAATGTTGGCAACAAAAAGGGCTTCTGTATTCTCAGAATAGTCTTGAATCGCTTGAAATAACTGTACGTAATTCATTACTGACTTGGTTCCTCAGTTTTAACTTCAGCAACAGGTTGAACTTGAACAGCACGTTGAGCATTGATTTTTTGCAATAAAACAAATGCACCCGTCTTTGTTGGCAACTCGCCTAATACGTTAACAATAAAATCTACTTCGTTGTTTTCTAAATTAATAATCATGCCATTGGTCCTCTTGAAATTTTTCCTTTAGTTGCCGCACCTGCTCCACGCATTTCAATGCCTGAAGTTTTAGGTTCTTTAGTTTTGCCATAGCCAACGCCATTTTTAATTGGATCAAAATGATCTACATCTTTAGCGGCTTTATCTTCAGCATACTCACCTTGTCTCATTGCTTCTTGACCTGTAATTTTCTTACCTGTCATTGTATGAGGAGGTGCATAATCTTCAGCAGGCTTATTAAACTTAGCATGTCCTAAAGGCATCTTAGAACTGTTCTTAGTTGTTGGTTTACTTGCCATATTTACCTCCCGATGATTGGTTTTCTGCTCGTGCCATGTTACGACCTACGGCTTTCATTTTTTGACCCATTTTACTGCCTTTGCCCGCTTTAGCACTTTGAACAACATGTTCTCCATCATTGGGAAATACTTCCGCATCTGTTTTACCTTTTTTGACGATTGGTCCGTCAGCCTTTTTGTTGTATGCCATGTTTAAACTCCCTAAGTTGTGCTTACTGTTACGCTGTTAACATTCCCGATGCCAAGCAAATAGTTTGGCGTTAAATTTCTGTCAAATCCACTTGACCCACCTATAGGATACCATCCCCATTGAATCTGTCTACTGCCATCGTCAGGATAACCTAAAATATTTGCACCTGATGCTGAATACGATATGTCAGGTCTTGGTTCCCATACTGCCTGTGGATCATTCACAGGGTACATACCTAGTCTTAACTGCGGTTGATCGGGTTCCCAACATTCAGGACAAACTTTAATGTTTGTTATCTTTGTCTTAATAACCAACTTTTTTAACTGCGTAAGTTTATACCTTTGACCACAACGATCACATTCGGCAATACTGTGTTTGGCTGATGCATATCTACTCGGCATAACTACCTCGAATAGAACATATTGCGAGGTACCCAACGAATTGGTGCAGTTTCCCTATCTTCCGCAGCCGCCAAGTCAAATTGCTCTTCATATTCTTGCTTGAGGAACAATACACGGTTAGGGTCTGTACCTTGTATTTTTACGCTTAACAAGTAGGATAAACCCGCCACAAAGCAGTTAATAAACCGAAATGGAATGTCCTGTATGTTTACGCCTGTTCCCGCATCCTGAAGCCTTCTCATGCGCCAATAAACAAGGGTAAATGGTCCGCCACCTGCACTTGGGGTGGGCCAGACGGTAATATTTGGTAAGTATTGAACTGTAACCAAGTTAGAAGTACCGGCAGTATGTGTAGTAGCAGTGGTGCCGTTCTGTCCTCGATAGCAATTATATAGAGTGTTATTGCTAATATTTGAATAGCCAATAATCTCAGAATCAATTTGTACATATCCGCTAGACCTTAAATTAACCAAAGCGTTTCCATTTACATTGGCTAATACAATTGTATTCTGTGTTGTTGATGTAATGTCTTGTGCCAAATACACATTGGTATTGACATCTGCATTACCTGATTGACGGTTAAACCATGCTTGAATTGGTCTACCCGTAGTTAATTTATTAGGTATGGTTGAGTACGTGGATTCAGAAATACGACTTAAGTTAATGTCTTGTTGGTTTGTAACGCTCGTATTGCTAGTCCTTGTAACCATATCAAGGATGTCTACTGTATCAGTTGGTACATTATAAAAAGCCTGCCCTGTAACCATAAGGATAGATTCTTCCTCGATTGTCCACAGATTAATGCCTCGGTTTGCCCATTCAGTAGTTAAAAGGTTAATAGACCTACGTGCTGTACGTAAGTCATAACCCGAACGTAATTGAGAACCACAACGTTCAAAAGACTCCTCGACCAATTCGGTTAGGTCAAGGTTAAACCCTGTGGTTCCTGACGTTAAATTTGCCATTACTGAGCAGGTGTAGGTGTTACATCAGTTTGTACTTCTGTAACAACAGTGGCAACATCATTTACCACAGGTGCAACATCTGCTTTTACTTCAGCAACGATTTCAGCCTTTTTTGTTTCAACATGATCTTCTAATGCATCAACAACCTCTTGCGTATGCTGTGCTGCACCGCCAAAGTTTTGAATTTGATGTTGTAACAACTCTTTCATTACCTGAAGAATGTGCTCTGCATGCTCTTCGATTTTGCTTAATATGCTCATTTATTGCTCCTTGACGCTCTCATGTTATCAACTAAATTAGGATAAGGTCTGCCTGCGGCTTTAGCCATTGCTTTTGCTTTAGCCTTTTTAGCAGAACTCATTTTCTTGGGCTTACCTAATTCCTTAGGTCGTTTCTTGTCCCATACTTCACCGCCTTTTGCATACTCTGTAAAGTCCGTATCATCTCTACGGGCTTTCTTAGTACCGCTAGGCATTTTAGATGGGCTAATATCACCCATTCCACGTGAGGCTCTCATTTTTTTTTGCCGTAAGCCATTCCACCACCACACATTTTTTCAACCATATCCATATGATGCATATGACCACCATCGGTATGTTTCATAAAATGATGTTTGTGATGCTTGTGATCGCCTGTTTCATGTTCAGCAATAAACTCATCATGACGTTCCATGTCAGGTCCGCTACGTGGTTCCATTTGTTCTTTAACCATTTTCATACACTACTCCTTATTTAAGTTTGCCTCGTGTGAAGCCTTTAGTTGCACAACCATCACCACGTTTAGATGCAGATGTTTTTACAGCACCGCCCTGTTTAAACGCTTTAACTTTACCACCCTTTTTGAAATTACCCATGGTAAATTTGCCATCACCAATGTTTTCTCGTAATTTTTTCAATAATGATTGCGATGCATTTTCAGGATCAATTCCATAATTTCTCGCATTTTCATTAATCATTTCTTGCATGCGTTGAGAAGCACGTGCAGCACGATCACTTGCCATCTTCCCAGCCTTATCAAATCCAAGCCTTAAAGTGGGATTGTTTTCTAATAATTGCGTTCCTGTTTTTTGAATTGCAGGAATTGCGTTACGACTTGCAAGCGATGAGGCAAGTTTTTGAGCACCTTTTAACATTCGACCACTAGGTAGCATATAGTCTTCAGGATGCACCTCTTCCAATGGTTTGTCTTGGGCTTTAAGCCT